AATGTAAAATTTTATATTGTTATTCATTGTTACCTGTTTAAATATTCGTTAAAATTAATTCCTATAAAACTACAAAGAATCTCCTCTTCAAACCAAAACAAGTCGTTTATTTCCGTTTCGGTTGGTGGTTTTTCGTGAAATAAATCTTTAATAGTATATTCCAATTCTTTCAATTCATTGTAAGTAAATTCGTGTTGCTTTGCTCCACTCCAAAAATTAAATTCAGTTAAATTTAGTTGTTTAGTGTATTCCATCTTATTATTTATTTTGTTGTTTAATTTGTTTTTTTAGTTTCTTAACCAAGTGTAACAAATACAGGTTTTCTGTTGCAGTTGCTAAATCTTTGATTTGTTTAATTGTTTCTTCCATTATAGTACAAAGTTAAAATTATTAATTATTTGATTAATTATTAGCCTTAAGCCAATTATTGAAATTATTACTAAAGTTATTTTTTGTTTGTTATTCATTTTTTTAGTTTTTATTTATTTAATGATATTAGTTTAGTTGCTTTTGAAAAAGAACAACCGCTGTAATCCTCAATCTCTCCATTTAAAGACACAAATACTTCAATATCAAAATCAAATATAAAGTCTGTTCCTATTGCTTCGCCTCTAAACCACCTTGTATTTTTTTGTAATGCTTTCATAATATGTTTGTTTTTGATTATGGTACAAATATACACTTTATTTTTAATTACACAACAAAAAAAATAAAAAACTTTACAATTTAACTTTTTTTATGTATCAATACTATTTTGATGCTGTTGTAAATTTGTAACATAACTTAATAAAGGAACAAGTGCGCACGTCTACAATAATTTTTTTACATACACAAATAAATTTACTATTTATTGTCAGTCTAAATAAGCTATTTAGAATCATTACAGATAACAAAAATACCCCCATTATATTAAACATTCCCCTCCATATTAAACATAGAATTATTTTCTACCCCATCATATTAAACAAAAAAAGGGAGACAAAATTAATTGACCCCCTTCATATTAAACATTTTATTTTTACCTTATCACATAAACTCCAGAGTTTACTCCTTGCACTAAGTACATCATACCATACCTAATAGCATCTATAAAGTGATTAAACTTATCTATTGGTGCTTCACCCTTATCCTTCCATACATAGTTGTTTAGCTCTCTTATTATACCGTGAGAACCTCTATCTACTACTATCTCATAGTCTTGCATAAGTGCAATACCAGATAATATACTACCTTTCTTCTTGATTGTAGGCTTTATGTTAAGACCCAATGTTTTTAGTTCTGATATTAAACGTGGTTCACTATTATCACAGATAATCAAATCCATACCACACTCATTCTTATTCCTTGTAGCTACCTCAGATGTGTTTAAATGTGCTTTTCCGTAGATTTCCTTAACCCAAACCTTTCTTGCGTGTTTATCTATAGAAATCTTCACAAGTGTCGTTAAATCGGCTGAAAACCCAAAATCCTGCCCATAGCAAGTAAGTTCTGTAGGAATAAAGTCTCCAACTCTCCATTTTCTTATAATAGTACCTTCTGCTTTCTCAAGCCAACCTCCTAATATCTGATGTTGGTATTTATCTGGTCTCTTACGTTTCATTTCGTATATTCTCTGTAGAAACGACTGAGATAAGTTCTTCTTGTTATCCTTATAAGTTGTATGCACATAAGTAACATTACCTTTATTCATATTAGAAGCTGGTAATACGTTTTCGTTCTGAAAGAATCTTTGATATATCCAATGCTCTTTAGTTGTTGGATTAAGTATCAGTATAACTCTGTTTTGCTTAACTTGTGAACGTATAGAGAAGTCTATCTTATCAAAAACACCTTCATCTACAAGTTCCTCTGCTTCATCGACTACAAACGTAGTTATACCATTCAAAGACTTTAAAGCAGCAGTTTGATTACCAGATGATGTCCTAATACCCTTAAATATGATAGAACTACCTGTTTTAAGGTTCATAATCTCATCTTTAGTTATCCTAAAGTCTTCGTGAACACCCATTAGGTTAATTTTCTCAATAAATTCAGGTATAATAGATGTATGTGCTGACATCATCGTATATCTTGAGAATAAAACCTTATGCCCTACCTCATAGGTAAGATTTAGCAAGAAAACATTGATTCCAAACGACTTTCCACTACCCCTACCTCCTGTAACAACAAAATACCTACTCTCATTCTTGAAAATAGGTATGTATTTCTCGTGTATGTCTATCTTACTCATCTTTTGGTGTTACGTCTATAATCTTCTCCTTAATCTTCTTACCTTCAACACTATCTCCAAAGAAATTAATCACAGGTGCTTGCACTTTGTTGTTAACAGTCTCTTTATCGTCTCCATAAGCAAAATCCATAAGCAATTTCATATGATTATAGCTACCTTCTTCTGCTTTCTTAGCTAAACTCTCAAAAGCGTTTACTTCGCTCCCAAATACGTTCTTAATAGCCTTTTTAGCGTATTGTTTCTTCCTATTCTTCTTTGCAGTATTCATTGCAGGTTTATTAGACCTCTCTTTTTCTGGAATTGGTAACTTGGGAATAGATTTCTTACGACTATTCCCTTTTCTACCATCTGTTGGCTTAATCTCTTGTGAATTACTCATATTATGATAACTAAAGTGTTGTTATTTTGTTTTTTAAGCATTAATTTTATGAACCCCTTGATGGCATTTATTACAAAGAACCTCTAAATCACCTAAACTTTCATTACCTAAACTATTGTAGTTTAAATGATGAACCTGTAAATTCTCTGTTTCAGAACATCTACTGCATTTATAATCAGAAAACTTTAACATATTATTTCTAATAGTATTCCATTCTTTTGAGTTTAAATATTGATGATAAATGCTTTTTTTATGCCTGTCAATTAACATAACCCTTGTTGAAACATTGTAAACACATTCTTCTTGACCATCTATATTCATAGTTCCTAAACAAGTGTCTGAAGTAATATAAAATTTCCATACAACATAACTACCTTCATATTCGTTGTTAAGTACAAAAGCTACCTTTTCTAAATCAAAATTAACCGACAACAAACTTATTAATCCAGATACATCTTGTTTCTTGTCAAAACTAATATACACTTCTGATTTATTCTCATAATCAGTACTATCTATTTTAGCTAAATTCATATCAACATCTTTATCGTAATTATTAATATATTTAACTATAACATCTAATAAAGGCTTACTCACTTCTGTCATTTCTTTGTTTTTTAGCTATAGTAATAATAGTTGTCTTGCTGACCTCTTTCCGCATCATAATAGTTCTTAGTAATCTGTATTTCGTACTCCAATAGACCAGATAAGTAACCACATAGAAAGGTAATATCCTCATCAGATAAGTCATAAACATCTTCTCCTTCTAATATGTCTATTCTTAACACCTCATTGATGTCAAGGAATAAATCTATTGTAAAATCTTCTCCTTCGTAATAGATAGAAACCTCATTTGGAAGTGGGTTAGATGAAAACCCTTCTGTTGAATATTCTGGTCTGATTGATAATATCTTGTCCTTTAGTTGTTCTTTCATAATGTACTTTTTAAAACATTGTTAGTTGTGATGTAAATGGTTTTATTCTTTTTTCAGCGTAATCACATTGCTCTTTACTTATTTCGCTACCAATATATTCGTGTCCTTCAATAACACAAGCAACAGCAGTAGTTCCTGTTCCCATAAAAGGGTCGTAAATAATACTATTAGGTTTAGCATAAGTATTTGTTAGTTTTCTTACAAACTCCGTACTAAAAGTAGCTTTGTTTAAGTCAGTAGAACTGTCATTATTTTTAGCGTTTATGAAATTAAAAACATTCTCATAGACAGATTGACCTGTTTCTCTTTTACTTAACTCCTTTTTATTACATTTAAAAGTATGGAACTCATCCTTTCTACAAAATACATAAACGTATTCAACTATTCTTGTCATTTTATTGTGAGATACGTTATTAGGTGTAGCAGAGTTTTTTTTCCATACAATGATGTCTGCTAAAGTAAAATCACTTCTCCTAATAATATCAGCTACAACCAAACTCATTAAAGTAGTGTTCTCTGTTCCGTAACTCATATTGTAAAGAACAACTCCATCGTTTTTTAACACCTTGTTAAACCCTTTGAATATTTCTAAAGTCCAATCAATGTACTCTTCATTACTCATACCATCTTTGTACAAGTCATAACCTCTATCTTTTGAATTAGGTCTTATTATATTATATGGAGGAGAGGTAACAACTAAGTCAATAGTTTTAGAGTCCATCCTAACCATAGTATCTATATTACTTTCGTTGTATATCTTATTCATAAGCACCTGTTGTTTTATTTCTAACCTCATCACTTCTCTTTACTTCTGTAAATTCTTTTGATTGATTCTCAAAACCTAATCTTGATATAATATTTATACCTACAATTTCAACTGGCTCTGAAATATTTAATTTAGATAACACTTTTTTATTGTAAAACATATTGCCATCATTCTTGTAAACCAATTTATTTAACTCATAGGTTCTGTTTTTGTAACTTATTGTTAAATCACAGAATACTATTTCTTTTAAACTTACATCACTATTCATATATTAATGATTTTTTATATTATTGTATGTAGTTATCTTGCTTTGTATGTGCTTTTTAAACTCAGTTATAGATGTTAGTTTAGGATGGTTTATTGAAGCCATATCGTCATATTCTGATATTATGTAATCCATAACATTATAATCTACATTTTCTTTACTGTAAGCAATAGCAATTAACTCTCTAATTGAAAATGCCTGTATCTTAGATTTAGTGTATTTTACTACTAAGTTAGATAACTTTTCAAGTAAATAGTAAGCTAACTCTTCATTTTTAATATAGGCTTTACCTTTCTTGAATCTTGAAGCACTAAATTGACCAAAGAAGCAATTAATAATATTACCTACAGATAACATTTTATTATGTCTCAAATAAGCCTCATAAACAATATTGTACTCTTCATTTTCTTTCGCAAATGCTTTCAAATAATCAACATTAGTCCAAGCCTTGTTTCCGTTGTTTAAGTTTATAATACAATCTAAGTGTTCTTTTTCTTTATCAGTGTCAATCCAATCAACTATGTAAGCTGGAATTGTTGATTGATTTAAGAATTTAGCACACTGTATTCTGTGGTGTCCTTCAATTACATCCCCTTTTGACGATATAACTATTGGCATCATCCATCCAAACTGCTTTAGCTTTAATTTAAAGTTTTCAGCGTGTTTAATAACGGTATCTCTATTTATAGATGCCATCTTTACTTCATTTAATGGGTAATAAGGATTATAATTTCCTCTTTTAATTTCTTGATTAATCATTTTGTTTTGTTTTTAATTATTAATATTATTTTGTTATGAGACAAATCTACAATACTTTTTTAGATTGACAATACTTTTTAACAAATTTTAACATTTCTTTAACATTTCTTTAACATTTAAACTAAAAAAGGAAGCTAATTAGCCTCCCTTAATAGTTCTATCTCTCTCTCTAAGTAATCCTTTGCTTTAATCAAGTCAAGCAATTCATCTTGTTTCTTACCTGCTCTTGCAACATACTTAATGATATTACCTCTACAGAAGTTCAAGTCGTAATCCCTTATAACATCTATAATGTCATAGTCTTTACCATTCTCGTAATGTGGTTGTGTGCCTCTCATAATTAGTTGTCTTTAATCGTAACTATTATTTTTATTACTATTATTATAAGTACTATAATTATTATTCCCATAATTTATTTATTTACGTTATACTAGAAATGAACTTCCTAAATCAGACTCGCCTTGTATTATCTGACATTTATCTTTATTCTTCCAGCTCCAAGATTTAATCCTTAAACTAACAATCTCTCTTACCTCATCCCTTTTGTCTTGTGGAACGCTATCTATAAGGATGTCTAAGCTATCTTTACCCTTGTTTAGTATGTTTGTATGTAAGTTCTGTTTAACGTCTTTAATCGCCTTCTTTTGAGTCTGCTCTATTGACAGAAACTCTTCAGCTCTATCATTAAAGTAAATATTATATCTGTTTCTAAATACTGCATAAGACTTGTAGTAAATACCTATCTTATGTAAAGCGTGGGTTATAGATGAACGACCTTTATTAACTCCTCTTAACTCAAACCATTCTGAAATCATCCTATCATTCATAAAGTTTAAATCCTTTAGAATCTTATAGAAAAGTGTTCTGGTAATCATTATCTCTGTTTCCCTTGAATCACTATTTAACTGTATTCCTGTTAACTGTTCAAAGTCTCTTGCTAATTCGTCTGCATTATCTTTATTGTATCCTAACATATTGTTTGTTTTAATTTAAATTATTGTTTTCTTTTATATTATCTATCTCTACCATAACCTTAGTGAAAGTATTCATATGATGCCAATCTAAGGCTTTCTTTATACCAGCACAAGCTAAGTAGTACTCTTGTTCTTCGTAATGCTCTAACACCTCTTCTAAGACGTATTTAGGGCAACCTTCTTGTATTTCGATTATAGCATTTGTAAAGTACAATTCTATGATGTCTTTATCCTCATCGCTTAATGTTCTCATAACAATCGGTTTTAAGTGTTAGTAGTGATTTAGCTTCGTTAAACATAGACTTAGCCTCGTCTCCATATATCTCCTTGTACAGTCTATAGGTTCTACTAACTAATGAGTATTCGCTGTTAACCTCTTGAAATAACTTCTTGGCATAAGACTTGCCATAACCCTTACAGTAGTTGATGTTATCAGCAGTATCACCTACAATCATTTGTGAGTAGAAGTTATTAAGTGCTTCCTCTCGACTAATCTTTACAAGCTCTCTCCTCTTATAGTTGTAGTCATAAAACCAGCAAGGAAATTGTTTGTAGTCCTTATCAATAGACATAATGATAACACTATCTACACCATTGTTTAAAACCTCTTCTGCCCATAGTGTAGCTACAACATCGTCTGTTTCAACACCATCACCATAAACAGAATCGTAGGTGAATTTAACCATATCGTGAAGTAGAGGCAATATCTCTGGTCTCTTCTGAGTTCTGTTTAACTTATATGTAGGAGATATGTCTTTTCTAAAGTTATTCTTAGAACCATTACAAACGATAATCTCATCTATATCTACCAATTCCTCTAAGAAAGAAATTAGCTTATCAAAGCTATCCTCAAACTTATCGAAAGCCACATTGACATCAGTCTCAAATACATCATCTATAGACTCTCTATCCTGCTTCCTTTTAAAGCAAGAAGCGTATATCAAACTGTCTGCATCAAATATTATCTTCATAATTAACCTTCTTTACATAAGTTTATAACCCTCACTTTAGATGTTTTAGCCTCGCATCTTCTATTCTCTTCCATCCATCCTGTTATTGGATTTATTTTGTAGTTCCAGAATTCTTTTAATTTGTAGTTTTTATTTCGCCTCATAATATGTTTGTTTTAATATAAAGCAAATCTACAAAACTATTTATAAACCTCCAAGTATTTTTTTAATTTATTTACAATTCCTATAACACAAGGTTTGCAACTTGTGTATTTCTGATTAGTATTGAAAACGTTATTATGAATAGATACTAACCTTTTTCTTTGCTCAGAAGTAGTTTTATGAGGATTACTACTGAAGAAATCACTTAGGTAAGCATAATCATTTTCTGATATACAGTTTATCTTTTTGTAGCTAAACAACTTATTTAACTGAACTTGTCTATCATCACAACCACAATCTTCACCAGCTATAAATTTAACTAACTTGTCTACTCCTGTAGCTTTAGTAATCTTAGCCACTGTATCACCTACACCTTTTGATTGTGTTTCTACATTCTGCTTTAACTTATTATAGCCTTCACTTCTCTTAGATGCTTTCCATTCTTTGTACTCTCTGTAATCTTTAGACCTTTTGTCTATAGTTTCGTAGTACCCTTGTTTCTCTAATTCTAAATAATAATTATCTGGTCTCATATCTTGTCAAAATCTTGGTTAAAGTAATCTAATAAATCCTCTGATAAATGTTCTTTTAATATAGCTTTGTGGTTTAGTATAGAATTGTGTATTGATGTTAAGCCTATGTTAGCACCTTTAGATATTGCTCTTAATGATAAACCTTGTATAAAGTAAAGTTCAAACAACCTTTTATCATAAACACTCCACTCTGATATTATCTCTCTTACTTGAGTCATTATATTACTGAAAGCATCATCCTCTTCCATATTGTACTCTGACTGAACAACTTCATCGTTTTCTAATATCCTATAGAAGATACTACCCATTTCTTTCTTTAGGTGAGAATAGTATAAGTTTCTTAATGTTTTCCATATAAAATACCTATTTATATCTCCCTTATACATTATTCTCTCAGGGTCTTTAACAAGTCTATGAACTCTTAAATACATATCTTGAACTAAGTCTTTAGCAAGGTTTATATCGCATCCTAAGTTCACAAGCATCTTAATCCATAACTCTTGATGAACTGCTATTTTTTCTAACATTAAATCTCTTTTATATTTATTTCTACTCTTGGGTTCTCTCTATCTAATTCTGTTGGCAATATAGTCTCTGTCTTCACATAATCATCATTATCATCTTCCCAACAACCATACTCAGTAATCGAATCCAATAAGAACTTACTTACTACACTAATCACATTCATCTTGTCTAAACGTCTTTTAGAGGCTTTAAAGACCTTATAAGTTACCTCGACAGGTGTTTGTATAGCTAAACCCTCTAACTGCTCTCTAAGAGCCTCTGAATAGGCTTTCTTAGCATCATTACTTATTCTATGATGTAAGTTCCTATAGGTATTCATATTCAAAGCAATCCTCTTGTCTTTAACAGTCTTTCTCGGTAGTGTTACAAATAGAGGAGATATAATCTTATGTATCATTATTTAATCTCAGTAGATTCGTTTATAGATAAATACGCTACCTCTTTAATTACTTTTACATTATTGCTAAAATCAGTTGTAGCTGGATTTATTTTATTAGTAATCCATTTAGGTTTTATTTTTGATAAATCAAATGAATATATTCCTTTGGGAGTACTATTAATGTATAAAGGTCTGTAGTTACTTCCATCTACAGACCTTATCATAGCATCATATTTCTTTTTCTCTAATAGCAAAGTACTGTAATGAGTTCTTCTGCATTTTAACTCTATACGAACCTTATGAATATCAGAAACGCAATCCCATCTTGACATATGATTTGTTGCAGATGTTAAGTCTGATAAATAACTATCCTTTAAGTAATTAAATAACTGTTGCTCCTTCATTATAAATCCATCTTAACATTAAAAGCAGTATGACCACCTAATACAATACCAAGACCAATAGCCTCTTTCTTACCTCCTTGCATATAGCCCATAGCATAAGACTTGCTATCTATACCACAACCTACTGCCATACCAAAGATGGCTCTTGTCTTACCGAACATCCATTCACAATAAAAGTCTGTATGGTAGTGTCCAGATACAGTAGATACCATATCTCTCTTTGCAGCCATTCTTGCTTTACCACTTTTATCTCCGTGAACATACCTAACACCATCGTAATAAACTTCTGTTACAAAGTTCCAATTAGGTGTCTCTAATACCTCAGAAAACTCCTTAATCCATTTACTTGGAATATCAGATGATTGTGCTTTACGGATTATTATTCTATCGTGATTACCTAAAGTAACATCTGCATTAGGAAATGCTTTATACCATTTAGCTAATTTAGATACTGCTTGTTCCAACTCAAACTTACCACCTAAACCATCAGCAGATGATTCGTGATAACTTGAATAATGGTTATCAATAACGTCTCCAATAAAAACAACCTTGTTACAGTTGTGTATAGCATACTGCTCTTTACAGAAATCTAAGTAACCATCTAAACAAAATGGTTCGTGCAAGTCTCCTATAACAAGAACTCTGTTCTCTACTTTAGTTAGGTTCTGGTAGGCTTTTAATATCTTACCTTTTAATCTTGGTCTAAAATCTTTCATAATTATATCTTATACTATAAATATAATGCTTTTTGTATATGTTTTTATTACAAAGTTATTAACAAATTAGTTAGAAGCCAAGTAGCTCATCAGGACTAATTATCTTAGGTAAGCCATTTTCATCTAACTTAAAGTCAAATGATTCAAATGGTGTATTCCTACTTCTCTTACAAGATACTGTTATACAACCAAACTTATTCTCGTCTCTCTCTAACTGTATCTGAGTTTCTGCCTTCTTCTCTAAGAAACTACCTAAGTGTCCTGTTGGCTTATCTGAACCAAAGTTACTATGGATTACAGTTACAATGTGGCAATTATAAATAGATGTCCAAGACATTATCTTTTGCACTATAGCAGAAGATTCCTCTAAATTATTAGCATCGCTAACTAAATCAGCAATTCCATCAATCACGACTAAACCTATCTCTTTACCTTCTTCCCTCATACAGTCTAAGTAATACTGTATAAAATCTATTCTATCCTTATACCCTATTTTTCTTAAAGCAAAGGTATGGTAGAAATCTAAGTTCAATCCTTTATTCATCCATTCTATCCTCTTAAACACTCTCTGTGAGTGCCATTCGCCTTGCTCTGTATCAAAGTGTACAAAATGTTTATTCTCCCTAAAAGAACTCATACCCTTCGTAAATCTACCATTAGGATTACAAAAGGCTGAACCTAATAAACTAACAAAGAAAGTTTTCATTGATTTTGGAGGTGCTTGTACAAAGCTAAAGTTACCATAGGTGCAAATTGCAGTTGGAAACTCCTTTATATTACCATCTTTAAGTGCTACTTTATTAGTCTTAAAACCAATAGCTATAGGAGGATGCTCAATCTTTTTATTTATATCAATAGCACATTCTTCTTCTATTGATTGCATATACATTATGTGGTCGTTCTGTTCTTGTAATTCTTGTTCTGTCATTGTAGTTATTTTAAAAATTGTTTGGAGGTGTGAGGGCAATCAGAAAGTTGAGTTTCCAAATAATGAATCCGAGATTTTAAACGATTCCTCGTCTTATAAGCCATATAATAAAAATCAAAGTACAAATAAGTCATTATTATATACATTAGAAACCAAAAAGGAATCTGATTGAATAATATTTTGGCGGATTGAAAAAAGCGGTAGCCAACACAGTGTAAAAAAAATTGCTTAATTCTGTTATTTTCCATTATTTCTGTTTATTTTTTTGTATTCATTAATTCTTTAAACATTTCAATAGTACATAATATTATTCCAACGAATGAGAACAATACTATAATGCAAAATATTAGTGTAATAAATTCTTTAATCATCTTATTTGTTTTATTTAATAAAAAAAGGGAGGCTTTTAAACCTCCCCTTATCTAATTTAGAAAGGTAAATCGTTAGTTGCTAACTCCTCTGTTGGCACACCAATATCTGTTGCTGGTGCATTAGCTCCTGATTTAAACACTTTCCAAGCCGAAAGAGTATTATAGTACTTACCATTATACTCATTACCTCTAACATTGAAATCTACATCTACTGATGCTCCTACTTTGTTATACTTGATAAAGTCATCTACCTTATCTTGTACGATTTCAAACTTAACATCTTGAGGGTACTTCTCGTCATTTGTTGTGATAACAAATCCTACTTTCTGAAACCCAGAGTCAAATACTTGTTTCTCTTCGATTAATTTAATTGTTCCTGTTAATTGGTTACTCATAATTTCTAATTTTAATTTAATTGTTAATATTTATATTCCTACTTCTATTCCGTTATCTATAGTCTCTATAATGTGTCTAAACACACTTCTCTCTTGTTCGCCTGTTACATCTACTCCATTTAGTAATAGTCTGTAATGGTCATCGTTCTCTGTTGGCTTTAGCTCTATACTATTCATATTATTTAATTAAGATTTGTTTAACTTGTTTTGACATAGTGTATCTTGCTTCTACTGCTTCCATAGAACCACCATCCTTTAAATACTTCTTTACTTTATCGAACTCAGTACTTGTTTGAGTTAATGTAGTTTTAGCGTTCTTAGAGTGATTATTTGTAGCATCACTATCTTTAGTATCATCTATCAATAATAAGTTCCCTAAAGCGTATTTCTTAGCGTAAGAAGATGCTGCTCCTGTTCTCTGTGGCATTTGCATACCTTTAGCTTGGAAGTCTATAATGGCTTGTGCGGTAGAAGATACTGAACTCTCTCTATCTATTGATTCAATGTCAATAATCTTAGCTTCTGAATCTACATAAATGTGTTCTCCTACTTGAACTAACTTATCATTAATCTTAAATAGTACTTTATACTTGTCTTCAAATGGCTTAACAGATTCTAAGATGTCTTCTGCTGAACGATACTTGTACTTTCCAAACGCATTTGTTTGTGCTTTAGAAACTTTTAACTCTAATTGAATCTTCTGTAGTTTTTCTAAAATTGTCATAATTTACTCTGTTTTTAATAATTCGTTTTTAACTATTTGTTTGTACTCTGTTGGGCAATCTTTATCTGTTAGTTCAAAGATGTAGGTTTCATAATTACCTATCTTAGTCTCTAATTCAAATAATCTTTTCTGTAATGCGTTAATCTGTGCATTTTTAAAGTCTATTAAGTCTTTCATTATTTATTCGTTTATGTTTACGTTTAATCCTAAGTAGTTTCTTGTGCCTCTCGCTGGTATCTTAACTTGGTAGTTAATTCTAATGTCAGTTAAATTACTGTCTTGTTCTAAGTGATATTCAATCTGTTTCTTTAACTTCTCCCAAGCAGAGTCGTTTATCTTCGTAGTACTTTCCATTGTTTCCAAAAGTTTTTAAGTTTGTTGGTAAATGATTTACTTGTTTCATTACACACCTGTTCTTTAATTTTTTCCCAAATAACAAAGTCAGCGTGTTGTTTACATCTGTTGCAAATATCGGTTTCCCATAATCTACTTGCACCACAACAATTTGATTTTTCCATAATACTTTATTTAATAATTACTCTGCAAACATACAAATAATTATTTAAAGTAAATGTTAAAGAAATGTTAAAGAAATGTTAAAGTTAAAAAAGAGAGGCTTTTACACCTCTCCATAATTAAAAAACAAAATGAAATAATTAAAACAAAACAAACTCTTGTTCTTTTAAGTAGTTATCTGTATCGAAGTATATCCACTCATTAGAAACATTTATTCTTTCTATACCGTATTGAATAAGACCTCTAATTAGTTTAAGCCTTTTAGCCTTATTAATACATTTAAACTTTATGGATTTACCAACTCTATGCCCACTATTAGATGGTATAGCTATCTTATCACCATAAGTCTTACTTACATATCCTCTCAATATAAAACCTGAGAGCCTTTCTTTTCTAAACACCTCATCCAATATGAATACTGGTTCACTCTCCATAAAGTATTTACCACTACCTAACTTATCAGGACTATCAAACATACTCCATTTAAGTACTGCTAAACCTTCACAATCCATTTCCTCAGTATAGGTATCTGTATATTCTACCCTGTGTAAAGAGAAACTTTCCTTCTTGCGTTTATGTACCTTTCTCAAAGACATATGTAAAGATAATTTTATTATACTTAATAAACAAACTTTTGTTAATAAGTGTATATTTTTTTTATTGAATAGGGGTCAGATATCTTATATTTATTTTTATACTATAATAGTATTATTTTTAATATAATATTAATTATTATTATTTTTTTATAATTATTTTTATAATAGTGAAGTATTAATAAATTACAAAGTTATATATTTTTTTTTAAATAACCTAATAAAATATAATTTATTTTTTAAATGTAATATTAACTACTACTGCTATTATACTAAACAGTGTAAAATATTAAATAAGACAATCAGCTAATTAAGTTTATTAGGTAAATCTTAATTAAGAAACAATATTATTTATTGATTGTAATATTACCAGCTATCTTTTCAGCACTTCTACCAACTACATACCCTCCTATACCTAACTGTAACAAGTTCCAAAACTCATTCTCTAAAGGAGGAATAGGTAAACTAAATAAAGGTGCAATGAATTTAACATAGATAACTATAAAACCAAATGCTAACATAAGTATTGGTCTCCAACTTCTTTGTAACCAATTACCACTTGCTTCAGCTAATATAACTTCTGTTTGTAGTTTCTGTAATTCTAACTGTTGTTCTTGTAATACCTTGAATATTTCATTCTTGGCTTTTAAGCGTTCTTCTTCAGTAGTGAATAGCTTATCTATTGCATTGCCTATTTCTTTAATTACACCACCTGTAAACCAATTTAGTATCTTCTTCATATTATTCCCATCTTACTTGTATCTGACCAAAGAATAAAAACAGATTAAATTCTGAATATTCAAAAGTTTCATCACGTTCATAATACTGCCACCCTAACATCATTGCGTTAGGTACTAATAAAATTAAGTTTATTTCCATAATCACTTTTAGTTATAACTATTAGTTAATATATTATTAATACTATTATTAATAACCAACTAAACAACATTAGTAGGTTTGGATATTTAACACAGTCAGTTCTTATTATTGCCCCCATAATAAACATAACTGTATGAAATAATCCTCTTAATATGTCCAAACTACCTTATCAGATTTACTTTTATCATCATCAACGTGTATGAATGAACTTGCAATACCTATTCTATTAAAGCCAACTCTTATAAGAGCGTTTAAGACAATATATCTTGTACTGCTATCGTTTACTCTTATATCTACTGCAAGTCCTCTTAAATGGCTTGAATTTGGTTTGCCACCAACACGAGCATTTTGGTCTGCATTTCTGTAAGCAGAATTAATTGTAAAAGGTATATTAGCCAACTCCCTTGCTTTATCTAATTTAGAAAGAAAGTCAGCATCCATATTATACTCTATTTCTTTGAAGTATTTACTCACTCTTATTTTTTAAGTTAAAAATCTTTAGAACTGTATATGCAATAGAAACTACTAAAAGCGTTAATTTTAGCCATTGCTCTGCATCAGAGAAACTCACTGTGAAAGTAAGGAAATTTATAAACGCTAATTTTAGGTCTTGCATATCCACTTTATTAGAACTTTAGTTCATTGTATTTCAACCCAAAGAAAGAATGTACTCCATCGCCATCAATTTCTTCTGAATAAGATTTCCAACCATACGGATGGTCTGCTTCTATTAAGTTTCCATCTTCATCGTAAGAATCTTCTAATCTCCAAGCAACATCTAAATGCCATTTGTCAGATAATACTGGTACAGATATTCCTTCTCCTTGTTCTAAAACAATGTTACCTAATTCTACAATAGAATGTTTATGAGTTGGATATTCTTTTCCGTTCTCGTCTGTTTCAGTACCTAAAGAATCAATCTTATCTTGTGCTTGTTCTTTACTGTTAAAAGCGTATTTACCTATGTACATAATTTATTAATTTACTCTTGTTACTTTAATGTGTGTAATTGTTACTCTTGTTATATTGTTGTTAGTTTTTCTAATCCATCATCGGTCAATGCTTCTTTAAATACTACAACGGATTTAACGTTACCGTAGAATCTTTGAGAAGATGTATTTGCTGATGAAAAATTCAAAACATTTAAACCGACTGGAGTTATTCCGATTGAATCAGTTGCAACCTCCACACCATTTACCCATAATGCAAAGTCATTTAATTTATACTTTAATGCTATTTTATTTTGTATGTTTGGGTTTACAACTCCTGTATAATTAAAAATTACTTGATAAGCACCCCCACTTGTTACATTTACATCTAATCTACCATTTGTATTATATGCAATAGCAATCTTATCGTTATTAGAGCCACTTGAAATTGAAATCTGTCTTGTACCATCATTAGCTAAAGTTGCTGTCTCTACATACAAAACACCCTCTGTTGAGTTTATTAAATCACTTGAACCAGAGCTGTTGCATACATCAGCTAAACGTGTTACTGTGCTTCCGCTTGTTGGAATGTATGAAGTAGCGTAGGATTGTGCTTCAACTTGCGCACCCCATATGTATAGTCCGTCTGTTCCATTAGCTGTAACACTTAATCCACCGTTGTCGCTTAATATATAGTAAAAATAAGCATTTGTCGCTGTGGCTATGCAACGATACCACCCATTTCCGTAGTCAATCATTTCAACACTATCAAACGGATTTGTAGAATTATCAGTTGCAACACCAGTAGATAAATTATAATCTACACCAGCTCCACTACCGTCATAATCTATTAATACAAGATGCTCAAGTTCACCCGCTTTTGCAAAAATTGAAAAAGTATTTAAACCAGATGCTGGGCTTTGTGGATTCCATTTTATATGCCTATAATTACCACTTAATGTTGGATATATTTTTGAAGCTGTTAAGCTATTATCTGGGGACAAAATAATATTACTTACAAGATTTATACTTGATAAAACATATAAGCTAAAATCACTTGAATAAGTCATTAAATTCGTACTCTGTGGCTCTAACAATAAACTACCACAACCATCTGTGTAATCTATTCTTGGTAAGTCTGTATCGTGTGTTATTTCTATTACTGAGATGTTGTCTATTGAGAAAGCAGTACCATTTGTGTTTCTTCCGTAGAATAATAAATCACTTGCACTAGTGGAAGGAGTTACATATATTGAATAACTACCTACACTATATGTGTTAATGCTAATAAGTCCACTAGCATTTGAGTTAACGTTCATATAGGCAGTACCAGAAGTTATTTCAAAATTAATTTTATAAGTTTTACCAGCTACAAAACCTCCATTTAATAAAGTTTGTCTTATATATTTTGAGTCTGACAAAAAATCATAATTAGCAGAACCGCCACTAATAGACCAACTTGTTTGCTTTGTCCAATCACTATCAGTAGCAAAATCTCCATTCTGTACTAAATTACCACTTAATGTCTGAACATTCTCTATAAGCCCTTGTGAGTTTACTCTTGTAGCAGCAGAACCTCTTTGGAAGTCAAAATCTGCGTTTTCACCTCCTTTAACACTATGTAACTTCCCATCACTATAAGCAGTAGGAGTTGTTATTATACTTGCTTTCTCTAATAAATTGCTCATAGTTCTATGTTTTCAAAGTCAGTTAATGTTGCAGTTGTGCAAGTTGCATTTTCATAATATGCTGAACGAGATTCCAAAGATTTTAATAAAGATGGTACTTCACTTGGAAAAGCTAAATTGTAGTAAATATCTCCCCATCCATCTTCTACAGGACTACCCCACCAACTAACTGCGTATATTTCGTTTGCCATTATTTTTTTTCTTATCTTTGTTAACCTTGTTATAAAATTCAGCTAACTTTATTATGTTAACCTCTTTTGTCTTATATTGTTTTTTTTTACCCTCCATTATAAAACCCAACTTGAAAATTCATCTGCATCTTTATCAGGGTACATATCTCCGTTCTGATTATTAGTATATTCTGGGTATTTAGTACTGTTAAAAGTAATATAGTCTAAGAACCTTCTTGTGTAAAACTCAGCTCTATCATTTATCTTACTCATCATTCTATCAATGTCAGTAAAATTAACAGAATCAGACTCCTCTCCTCTATGCTTAGATACACCTCCATTATCCACTTTGAACATAGAGAAAGGGAAGTACTCTGATTGAGTAAACCAAATTAACATTGGCTTAATATAAACGTCTCTAAGACTCTTATAATCGCTATTAGCAGGTAAGTCTATATCACCTGATATTATTAAAGCCTGTAGCTTATCATATAGTTTACCACCTAAATAGTTCTGTATGTGTATATCTTGAGCTACCTCAATAAAGTGAATCAGCTTATCAGCATCAGTATTACCACTAATTATTGACTTAGCTTTTAAATCTTGTATTGTTATGAATAATGCTTTCATAGTCCTAAAGTCTTTCTTATTTTATTTAAAGTACTTCTATAAGCACCTTTATCTGCTCTATCTATCATTCTCTCTCCCATTTCAGATGGATTCTTAGGTTCTTTTAAGCCATCCCCATAAGCATTAGATGAATCTACTTGCTTACCATCTTTCTTCTTGTAAACTCTTAGTTCCCAATAGTGATGGCAGTTCTTACCACCTTTATATTTTAGTAAACTATAGTTCTGTTTTTTATGACCTAACTCCTTGTTTACACCTCTAAAAGACATCATATTAATATCTTCCTTTCTAAATACTATCTTTCTACCTGTTAACACTTCCATTCTCTTACAGAAATCTCTACTGTTAGGAGACTTTCTCTCTGGCATATAAGCGTATCTAACTTTATATACACCATCATCCTCAGACGATGCTTTATCAGAATACTTGATTTCAGCCATTTTAACGGACTCATTCTCGTCTTGGTATATCTCACTATGGACAACCTCCCAATCATCGCTTAAAACCTCTCCTAAGGCTTCTAATTGATTAATCATATCATCACCATCTTCTTCTGTAAAGTCATTACTCTCTTGTGTAGATAATTTCTCTCCTGTTTCCTCTTCTCTTCTTATCTTAGTTTCAATGTTGTCTAACTCAGTAAACTCTATTGGTTGTAATGTAACGAAGTATAAATCTTGGTAAATCTTGTTAAATTCAAGTATCTCTGTTAAACCATAGATAACTCCATCTTGTAAAGGTCTGATAATAACATTGTCCATTAATACAGATGCAGTTCTTAATTCTTCTGCATTGTTACCGAATCCTGTGTTATCTTTAATACCTAAAAGAATAGGAGATACAATTCCGTGTCCTAACATAATCTTCTCTCTTGCCTCATCAGATAAGAATTGGTATTGAGCGTGAGCATCTGGTAAGTGTATAGCCTCTATGTCAGCCTTAGTTTCTGCTGATTCGTTAAATGCGATAATTGCTTTACCACTATTTGAACTACCTGAGAACTTATCGTTTATCTTACTCTCTATAATTTGCTGAGTCTCTGAATTAGGTACTCCATTGTTAAAGTTTACGAATAAACTTGGTTGTAAACCATTCTGTATATTTGATATATGGTAGTTAGATACCTCTGATTCTAATTCAGCATATTGTAAACAAGCCTGATAATCAACAGTAGCATAGTAATAGAAACCACTTCTATAAGGTTTGAATATGTAAAGTTCGTTTACTTGTGATTTAGTACCATTGCTAAAAGTAGGTATTCTCTTAGGTTTATCTGAGTTCTTACAGTCTTTCCAAGATGGATGATAGTAATATGCCTTAACCTTACCATCAGTTGCTTTCTCTGCTCTCAACGTCTCCATAGGAAAGTGAGATACCTTTAATATCTTTGTCTTAGCTTTATTGTAAGTAAGTTGCATAGCACCTTGACCTAATAGCTTGTAATCATTAACAAGTCTCTTAACCTCTCTTGGTCTAAGAAGTTTCTTCATTCTAACATAGTCTTCTGGAAATAACTCAGAGTTTGTAGACTCTAAACCTCTTCCATAAATCATATCTACAATACCATTTACACACCTACCATTAGTAGGAGAATCAAGATACCTTTCTATTAAAGTATCAAAGTAATCGTTATTGTTACCAAAGGCTATCCAATCCTTGTTATGTACCTCTTTGATTTCAGGAATCTCATAAGAAGACATATTAACAACTCTAATACTGTCCTTGTATTCTTTTCTAACTATGTTATTCTTTTTTGAACTCATTATATTATGTATGTGTTATCATCTACCACGCTATAAGGCTTGTATATTGTTCCGTTGCCTATTTCGTGCTTATTAGTTAATCTTTCTGTTGCAGTTTGAGACGTAACATATATTTTATCTCTATACCACAATTCATCATTATTAGTTATTTCTAAATAATAAGTAGAATCCTCTTCAAGAATAGTTGATTGAAATGTAACTTCTGTAAAGTTAGTAATGTTCGCAAAAGTAGCGTTTGTAACACTCTCTTCCTTGCCATCGCCATCCCTTCTAATCTTTAACACAACAGTTCCTGAAAAGTTACTACTTCTCGGTGCTATCGTGATTGTTTGATTTACTGATGTTGGTTCTAATATTAACATACTATGATAACTAAATAATTTATTTTTGTTTTATTTAATAAAAAAACCCCACCGAATGGTAGGGCTTAGTTTAAATTAATCAGAAGCTATTATACAATAGTGAATCCAGCAGCAGTAATGTTCGCAGCAGCACTATTTCCTACAACTGCAACATTAATGAAATTAGCAGGTGCTTTTTCCATACCTGTAAAACTTAGAGTATATCCACTCATATCAGCCATAGCTCCACCTGTTACTACAGTACCTCCTGTTACGTCAGCACCATACTCAGCTCCAGCTAAGAATACATTCCCGTTATTGTCTTCGATAAGAATGTTTGGTCTTCCGAAAGATAATAATTTAATAGTATTGTGGTCTTCTTTAGTTAATTTTTTAAGTGTCAACTCTAACACTTGCTCGAAAGCAGTAGTTCCATTCTCTCTACTTGATTGAATGTTTTCTGTATAGGTAGAGTTTCCTCTAACTTCGTATTTGTAAGCACTTGGAGAGCCAGCTACAGCATCAATTACATCTGTATCTGTACCATCGTATGTTATACTGGTTATATCTCCAAAATTTACAAAATAAACAGCATTGATTCCTCCAACACTATCTTTACAAGGTTCTGTTCTACCTAAAGTAATATCACAAGCCATAATATTTATTTTTTATTTATTAGTTATAAAAAAAGGGATAGGTAGTAATTACCCACCCCTTTTCTGTTTATTTATTTGAATCTTAGATTCCGTAAGTTACGATATCTTCAACAACTCCGTACTGTACACCAGCAGTAAATCTCATAATGATTCTTACGTTTTGAGAACCATCTAAGTCAGCCATATCTAAAACTTTTACTTCTTGGTGGTCTGATAATAAACCAGTTCCAAATTGTAAGTTATCTTTAGTAGTTGCTACAGCAGTATTTGCTGCTAATCCGTTAGCCATAAAGATTTTTACACCATCAAAGTATAAGATGTTGATGTCTTGGTTGTTTCCTTGAGAACCTACACCAGCAGCACCTTGTCCTCCAGATTGGAATCCTCCTAATGCTCTCTTGTATGCTCTAAAGATGTTTTGAGATACATAGATAAACAAATCGTCTCTACCATATAAAGCAGAAGGGATTTGGTCAACAACTTTTCCTAATTCCTCTATTACGTTAGCAGCAGTTACAGTAGTTCCTGTAATTTGTTGTGCAGCTGGTAAAGCAGCATCAGCAGCTAATAAAGTAGAGAATCCATCAAATGAACCTTCTCCATCTGCTCCTGCCCATATGTTCTGCTCATTCTTTTGTGCTACTTTAGAAGCAACATAAGAGATTAAGTAGTCTTGGAAAGAAGATGGTAAGTTGTCAAATGCAGAATATCCCATTTGGATTGCATCCCAATCAGAACGGAAATCTTTCTTACATAGTTCTAAGTTAACTTGTAGTTCCTTTGGTTCAAGGATTCTTTCAGTTAAAGTCAAAGTTGAAGTATCAGAAAAGTCGCAAGTACCATTTTTGGTAATTCCATCTAATTCTAATCTTTTTACAACTTCTTTAAATTTTACATTTGGTCGGATAGTTAATCCACCATTTGCGATAGTGTTACCTGATAATAATGCAGCAGAAATATATTTCCCTGCTGATTCTCCAGCGTAAGTAGTAGTAATACTTGTAGTAGTAGCCATTGTTTACAATTTTTAATTAAATAACATTCTATTGACTCTTTGTTCAATAGTCATAGGTTGATTTAGGTTTGATAATAAATTCTTTTTAGTCTCTATCGAGTTCTCTGGAGAGTGTACAACTTCTTCTACATCCTCAGATAATTCAACTTCTTCTTGTTTTGATAACTCCTCTGGAATGTCCTTTACATCACCCATTGGCTTATCTTCGATTAACGCTTTAATCATAGAAAGTAGTTCTGCTTTTACTGCTGATAATTCATCAGAAGTAGCGTAACTCATAGAAGGAGCTTCAACTTCCTCTTCGATTACAACCTCTTCTACTGGTTCTTCAGCAAGTACAACTTCTTCTACTTCCTCTTTAACTTCTTCAGTTACTTCCTCTGTAGATAATTCTACTGACTCTTCAACTGCGATGTCTTCAACTTTCAATTCTTCCTTAGAAAGATTTAAAAGGTCTTTAACATTGTTAAGGATTTCTGTTGCTTTCATACTTATTGGTTTATATTAATATAACTATTTAAAAATTTACTGTCTTATTTTACTCTTCTGATTCCTTGTGAATCGAGCCTATACCTTGCTTCCAATAATCAGGTGCTTTACACTTGCTATTGTTTTTATTCTTATCACACTTTATAGAATAAGTGTTTCTGCACTTGCAATAAACTGCTCTCATACTATTTATCTATTTGCTTTAGTTTTCTAATTGCCCATTCAACTCCACTTGTTCCTCCCCAAGCATCCCACATAATACCTCCACACCCTTCCGAGTAAGGTACGTCTTTATGTTGCTGATGTCTTTTAAAAGAAGCCATTCTTGCAATAGTTTCTCTACTTATAGCTTTTCCACTTGCTAATTGGTTTGCTCTTGTCCACCCTACACTTGTACCACAAGAACTTCCGTTCTCTTTCTTATATTTCAAAGCCTTCTTAGCATTGTTCTTTGCACTTTGAGGATAATCACTATAAGATTTTAATTCTTGTTCTTTGTATTCGTTTGGTTTACTATGTACCCAACCTTTTTTAGTGTACTTATCGTGTTCCTCCTTATCAACTATCTTAACTTCATCACCAGTTTTAGGGTCATACATAAAGTGAGGATATTCTACCAACTCTTCTTTGAGCATATTCTTTATTTGCTCTAATACATCAGCAGCTTCTATCTCCTCAACATCTTCTACGTTATCGCTAAACATACCTTCTATACTTAATCCTAAGTATTTACCAGCTTTCACATCTTCCCATACCTCATCGTTATCTATCTTCATAGTAACTGCCCAAGCACCTTGTACTGCATTTAATCCGTATAGAGCAGTCTTGTCCTTATTAGGGTCTTCTACTATCCAAGATTCTATCACAGAAACACCACTTGTCATTTGGTCATCGTGTTCTAATGTTGCATTGTTTATTTTAAGACGTTTTAAGTACAGTTCAGAGGCTTTTCTTACAGTGTCTTTAGAGAACACTATATTGTATTCGTAATCGCCTCTACGTCTGTATATCAGCTTATCTGGAACTAACGCAAGTCCAACTATAATTCTTTTATCAGAATCTATTGTTTTGAACTCTACTTTATGTTTGCTTAATGCAATAAAGTTTTCTTCTATCGCAGGAGACTCAACCAAAGAGATAGCTTCAATACCATCTTCTTCTCTTGACTCATCTATAAACAATTCTATTGTATCTAATCCTTCCATATTTAACTTCTTTATATTATGTTAACTTAACTTGTTGTATTTTGTTTTATTTTAAGTACCTGCTTGACCTACAATCATACCGTCTAACTGTTGTTGAGTAGTAACGTCTCTTGATACTACATAAGCCTTTAATGGTTTACCAAACTGTGCTTGTATAGCGTTTATAAGTAAGTTTTCACCAGACCTACCTACTATGTTAAACGAAGGCTCAGAGCGTTCAGATGCTGAATCACTACCACCATTTATAGCGGTTTGTATAGGTGTCTTGGCTGCTGAAGTTTGAAATTTTTGTCTTGAAATTGTAGCTACCTGAGCTAAACCAAATGCAATGGTAGGTAACGCTTGTGATAGCCTTGCAAGAAAACCACCTTTAGCATCTTTCATAACACCTATAGCAGCAGCAGATGTGTCCATTAAAGCGTTTGCTATATTTGATGCCTTATTCATATCAAATTGTTTTTTAGCTATTTTCTCTTGCTTTACTCTTAGTTTTTCGTCATTTATAGCTATTTGATTTTGAATTTTAACCCTTTCATCTTTTGATAGATTTTCGTTATTTAATCTATTATTTAGCTCTACATTTAAAGCGTTTGTTTTATTTTGCTCTACTGTTAACTCTCGTTTGAATTGAGCGTTCATAAAATCAGTCATACTTCCTAAAACTTCTTGTGATTTTGAGACAAACCCTTCTGCTCCCAACAACTTGTCTGTTAAAGCCATTTCAATAGCAATTTGTCTATTGTACTCAGCTATTGCAGCCTTAGTCTCATCACTTAATTCAACATTTATTAATTTATTTAAGTCTACTGGATTTTTACCTAATTCAACACCCATAGCTTTCGCTACTGATTTAATTAACTTTTTCCCAAATTTAACTTGTTTATCAATACTTTTTGGTGTAAATAAAGTAAATGCTTTTGGTCTTTTACCCTTTGCACCTTTAGATTTTTTGTCAGGGTCTAAAGTCAATGATTGACTAAGTTCATCTATTTGTTCTAATATAGGTTCAGATTCATCTTTTATAGTTTTAAATATATTTCCAAACCTTTGTTTTATAGTAACTGCATCCCCATCTTTTACTCTTTCCTCAACAAGTAAACCTAACCACCCTCCTTTATCAAGAAGGTATTTTTGCATTTTATCAAGCCTTTCCTTGTCGTCTTTAATAGATTTTATGTTATTAAGTTCATTTCTTTTAGATAAAACCTCTGAGTTTTCTTGAACAAGTTTGTCCATTTCTATTCTACTCGCTTGAGCAAGGGCGTATAATTTTATCTTTCCCCTTACTAAATCTAAGTTTTCTCCATAATTAAAATCTTCTTCTTTTAAAGATGGAATTAACTTAATTAATTCTTGTGTGGCAACAGCTCTCTGTTCTTCACTTGATGTAATATCTTCAATAGTATCAACGTATTGATTAGCTACTAAAGCATTAGCGTAAACAGAAGAGGTTAAATCGTCTATACTTTTTTTTGCTTTTTCAGCACCTCCATAGAAAAAATCAAATGCAGATACGGCTGCTGTGATAGCGAAAACAACACCAAGAGGACCCATTAACTGACTCCACATAAGTTTTAAAGCAGCAGTTAATCCACCTGCTTTAGTAGATGCAGTACCTAACTGAGAAACTAATTGAGTAATGTTATTCGCCATACCACGAATACCATAAGGTGCATCCGATATAACTCTTGACAATTCCATTGTAGCAGAAGTAGCACTACCTGTAGCGTCTTTAACTTGACTTTGAGTATTAGCTAATTTTTCATACTCTTTTCTTGTTACATTTATACTTTTTAATGTAGCTCCTGAACCTGTTTTGCCTATAGTTTCATTTAGTTTTTTAGCAGATTTTTCAGCATTTTTAACCGTAAGGTCAATATCTTGAAATCCTTTTTGTGTAGATTTAAGTTTAATAATGTTACCATCATCATCAACAACCACCTTAAATATAATCTTTTCTTCAGCCATTATCTTGTTAGTTTTTTTCTTTTTATATTTGTTCTTAACTCTCTGAAATTAGAAGGCATTTCATATAGTCCTTTAGCTATA